AAGTGCAGAGGCTGCTCGAGCGGGATGCGCGAGGTGGGACGCGGTACGTGGAGCTGCTGCTCTCGCACTTCGGCGTGGTGTCCTCGGATGCGCGTCTGCAGCGGTCCGAGTACCTCGGCGGCGGCACGCTTCCGGTGCTGATGCAAGCGGTCCCGCAGACGTCCGAGACGACGTCGATCTACAACCCGCTCGGTCGGCTGGGAGCCTACGGCGTGACCGTGGGGCAGCCGGCCGGGTTCACTCGGTCTTTCGAGGAACACGGGATCGTGCTGGGTCTCGTGTCGTTTCGGGCCGACATCAACTACCAGCAGGGGATGCCCCGGATGTTCAGCCGCGAGAGTCGGTGGGACTTCTACTGGCCGGCCTTGGCGCACTTGGGAGAGCAGGCGGTTCTCTCCAAGGAGATCTTCTGTCAGGGCGAGTCCGCCGACGATGACGTGTTCGGGTACCAGGAGAGGTGGTCCGAGTACAGGTACAAGCCGTCGATGATCACGGGCGAGCTGCGGTCGCAGAGTGCGACTCCGCTCGACGTGTGGCACCTGGCGCAGGAGTTCGCGACCAGGCCGGTGCTCGGTGCGGACTTCATCAAAGAGTCTCCTCCGATGTCGCGTGTCCAGGTGTACACGACCGACAACCAGTTTCTCGTGGACTGCCACTTCGGGCTTCGGCACGCCCGGCCGCTTCCGACGTGGTCGGTGCCGGGTCTGATCGATCACTTCTGATGGGGGTGTGCGATGGGTGTGGATGTCGGTGCTGTTCTCGGTGGTGCCGTCGGCGCGGTGTCGAGCGCCGGGCAGGCCGCGATCAACTGGAAGATCGCGAAGGAGCAGATGCGCTTTCAGGAGCGCATGTCGAATACGGCGCACCAGCGCGAGGTTCGCGACCTGGTGGCTGCCGGTGTGAATCCTCTTCTGACTGGGAAGTACGGGGGGGCGTCGACGCCCCCTGGTGCGATGTGGTCGATGCCCGACATCGGCGCGAGCGCCCTGGCGGGCGCTCGGTCTGGAGCGGAGCGACAGCGTGTCGAGGCGGATACGCGGGTTGCTGCGGTCAGTGCGAAGCACTTGGACCAGCAGATCACCGAGAGTAAGGCGCGGACGCTGCGTGAGGGTGCGCAGGAGGCTTCGGCGTGGGCGCAGAGCCAGCTCGACCAGATTCAATCCACGAAGCTTCTTCAGGAGATCCCTACGGCTGCGTTTCATGCGCAGACCGCTGCGCAGCAAGCGAGGCAGGAAAAGATCCGCGCGGATGTGATGGAGCTGGGCGTCAAGGCCGCCGCTCGAGCTGCGGAGTTCGAGGGCGGCGACTTCTTCAATGTCATGCGGTACGTCAACCAGATCCCGGGCATCAACTTGTTGGTGCCGGGGGCGGCGATCGGGACGGCCGGACGAGTGTCCGGGATGCTCCAAGCGCCGGCTGTCGAGCCGCACCCTGGGCCTTCCAAGCCCATGCCGGGTCCGGTTCTGAGGAAGCGATGAGCGAACATCATCATGGCGAGAAAGTGCGGGTCACGTGTGACCCGGCTGGGAACAGGGTGCGTCCCGAGTTTCGGGACGCCGCCGACGTCAATCAGATCGTCTCGCGGTACCGGGTGACCGGGTTCCTGCCGCAGGTGCCCGTGAAGCCCATCTACGGGGACTTCTCCTCGGTGGGCGACTACCAGCAGGCCCTGGCGAAGGTCGCCAGGGCTGAGGCGGCCTTCATGGCCCTGCCGTCGTGGCTTCGCTCGAAGTGCGGCAACGATCCGGAGCGGTTCTTGGCGTGGGCGCTGGACCCTGCCAACGCAGCGGAGCTCGTGAAACTGGGAGTCGAGCCGGGTGAGGCAAGCGACGTCGCGAAGCCCGCGGCGGGGGCCACCCAGCCGGCGGGCGGAGAGACGAGCGAACCCCCGGGACAGGGGGGTTAGTATCATGTCGTCTCGGTCCCGGCCGCGCCTCGCGGCCCGGGACCGAGACTCCTGAATCCGGCTCCGGAGGGGCGTCGACCTGGTCGACGCCCTTTTCTTTTGAGAGTCCCCCTCTGGGGGTTTCGGGGGCTCAGACCATGCGCTACTTGTCGTAAATGGTCTGACTGACACCATCCGGGGGTAGCCATGAGACGCCAGCGCATGAACTCCAAGAAGTCGGCTCGGAACTTCAAGGCCGGGGGTCGTGAGAACCCTCGTAATCGTCGGGTGCGGCCCGTGAGGGGCGGTATCCGGCTCTGAGATGCCGTGCTTCTCTCCGGTGCGAGGGGAGCGAGCGCCGGGTGGCAGGGTCACGTTTACCCGAAAGGGTTTCGTGGACCTGCCTTCTGTCGTTGTGCCGTGTGGTCGCTGCGTCGGCTGTCGCTTGGAGCGCAGTCGGCAGTGGGCTGTGCGCATGATGCATGAGGCCCAAGTGAACGGCCCTGGGGCGTTCGTGACTCTGACGTTCGCTCCTGAGCATCTTCCCTCCGATGGGTCAGTTTGTGTGCGCGACTGGCAGTTGTTCGCGAAGCGCTTGCGCAAGCGGGTTGGTGCCTTTCGTTACTTTGCTTGTGGTGAGTACGGAGACGAGTTGCATCGTCCTCATTATCACGCTGCCCTCTTCGGTCTCGCGTTTTCTGATCGCGTTTATCATGGGCTCGTGAACGGGTTTAGGACGTATCGATCTCCTGTTCTTGAATCTTCTTGGCCTTTTGGCTTCTCTTCTTTTGGCGACCTGTCTTTTGAAAGTGCTGCCTACGTCGCGCGCTATTGCACCAAAAAGGTGCTTGGCGAGGCTTCAGCCGAGCATTACGAAGGGCGGAAGCCCGAGTTTGCGACCATGTCCAGGCGCCCGGGTATCGGTGCGGCCTGGTGGGAGCTGTACGGCGAGAGTGTTCGCCGTGCTGATTCTGTGGTGAGCCGCGGTCATGAGGCGGCTGTGCCTAAGTTCTATGAAGGGCTTTGGGAGCGGGACGATCCCAAGGGTTTTCGCGCTGCGAAGATCCGGCGCCGGCGGGAGCCGGGGCCTAACGACGACTGGAAGCGTCTCCAGGTGAGGGAGCATCTCGCCAAGCGCAAGTTGCGCGATTCGGCGAGGTCTCTGGAAAGGAGGAAGTGATGTTCGACTGGTTTCGTGAGGTGCTGGTGTGTGCGGTTCAACGTGTCCTCTCTCTTCTGAAGGAGCTGCAGTGATGCGACAAGTGCTCGTGTCGATCTTCGATCGGAAAGTGGGCGTGTTCGGCGCGCCCCATGCGTTCGTGAACGCGGAGGCGGCCTACCGAGCGGTGAAGGCCGCTGCGCGGCCTGGGTGGCTGGTTTCGGACTTCTCCGAGGACTACATGGTCTATCGGATGGGCCTGTTCGATGAGGGGTCCGGGGAGCTGATTTCTGAGGATCCCCGGCCGGTGTTCCTGTGCTCGGTGGAAAGTCTGCTGGGCGGTCATACGCGAGCTGCGGTGGTGAGCTCGAAGGAAACGGAGGTGAGTGGCGATGCGCGGTGACAATCGATTCACGGCTGGTTCTTCGCTGGCTGCGCAACAGCGGTTCGCGCAGATCGAAGCTCCGCAGATTCAAAGGTCGGTGTTCGACCGGTCTTCGGGAACGAAGACTGCCGGCAAGGCGGGTGTGCTGATTCCGGTGTTCGTGGACGAAGTGTTGCCGGGGGACACGATGTCGCTGCAGGCGACGTTCTTCTCCCGGATGACCACGCTGATCGGTCCGATCATGGACAACATCTACATGGACGTGCACTTCTTCTTTGTCCCGAACAGGCTGCTCTGGGACAACTGGCAGAAGTTCTGCGGAGAGCAGGCAGATCCGGGGGACAGCACGGATTTCGTCATCCCGACGATGACGGCCCCGGTCTCCACGGGGTACGCGTTGCGGTCGGTCTCGGACTACCTCGGGTTGCCGACGGGGGTCGACAACATCACTCACTCGTGTCTGTTCCATCGGGGGTACAACCGGATCTGGAACGAGTGGTACCGAGACGAGAACCTTCAGGACCGAGCGCCGCAGGTGACGGACGACGGTCCGGACGATCCGGCCGACTATGTGATCCTGCCGCGTGGGAAGCGTCACGACTATTTCACGTCGTGTCTGCCGTGGCCTCAGAAGGGTACGGAGGTGTCGCTGCCGCTGGGTACGTCCGCTCCGATCGTGTCGTCAGGTGACGGCGTGCCGCTCTGGACGGTCGGTGGGGCAACCAACAATGCGCTGTCCGCGATCGGTGGCGGTTCGTTCAATGTGCAGTGGTCGGCTGCGACGCCCGGCGCGGGAACGGCAGTGTGGGACGAGCCGAAGCTGGCCGTCGATCTCTCGACGGCGACGGCTGCGACGATCAACGATCTTCGGCTGGCGTTCCAAGTGCAGAGGCTCCTCGAGCGGGATGCGCGAGGTGGGACGCGGTACGTGGAGCTGCTGCTCTCGCACTTCGGCGTGGTGTCCTCGGATGCGCGTCTGCAGCGGTCCGAGTACCTCGGCGG